ACATGCAGTCCAACTAGAGGAATAACAGCGGGTGGTTTTACACCAAGTGCATCAAATGTTTTAGATTATGTAACTATTTCTTCAGCTGGTGATGCAACTGACTTCGGTGATTTAACCGTTGCAAGAGCAGGAATAGGATCATGTGCATCTTCAACAAGAGCACTTTTCGGAGGAGGAGCTACTCCAACTTATCAAAATGTAATAGATTATGTAACAATTGCATCTACAAGTAACGCTACAGATTATGGAGATTTACTTGCAATAACGAATGCTCCAGGAGCAACATCTAATAATACCAGAGGAGTATTTACAGGAGGGTATCAACCAAGTATATCTAATGTAATTCAATATAGAGATATATCTTCAACTGGAAACACTTCAGATTTTGGAGACCTGAATACTAGCTATGCTTATCCAGGAACAACATCAGATTCACACGGAGGAGTTCAATCATCATAATGTCTAATTCAAATTCAGTTTGGTCAATAGGGGAAGCTTATAAATTAAAACGAGCTAACTCTTGGAATGATGGTATGGGCAATAAGGCTTTATTCGGAGGAGGTATGGCTCCTAGTGATAGTGCCGTTATACAAAGTGTCAGCATTCCTACTACAGGAAATACTGCAGACTTTGGGGATTTAACGAGTGCCGCCTCTGAAATTCAACCAAGTAACTCTAGTACTAAAGCTTTTTTTGGAGGAATTAGTACCGACGTAAATACAATTACTTTTGAAAGTGGTAGTAATGCATCTAGTTTTACTACTCTTGGAACAGACCCTAGAACTTATGGTGCAGCAAACAGTAGCACCAGAGGTCTTTTCATGGGTAATGGTGCACCGGCATTTGCTGATACGGTAGAATATATAGAATTTCAATCACCTGGATTTAAGTCAGACTTTGGAAATCTTTCAACAGGTTCTGATAGAGGAGGAGCAAGTTCTAGTCCGACAAGAGCAATATATGCAGGGGGTGAAACTAATGGTAGTGGTGATAGAGCTAATATAGATTATTTTACAATAGCAAGTGTAGGGAACGCTACAGATTTTGGAGATTTAACTGTAACTTCTAGATACGGCCCAGGAACGGGATCTACTACTAGATGTATTTGGTATATTGGTTATAGTGCACCAGCAACTGTCAATACAATAGATACATTTAATTATGCATCAACAGGTAATGCAACAGATTTTGGAGATCTTACTATTGCTAGAATAGGGGGTGCTTCTGCATCTAATAAAATAAGAGGGCTGTTAGCTGGTGGTGCTACACCTTCAAAAACTGATGTAATAGATTATGTAACTGTTGCTTCAACAGGTAATGCTACAGATTTTGGGGATATGCTTGCTGGTAATGCATATGCAGCAGGGGCGTCTAATGGAAATGGTGGTTTAGAAACTGGTCAAATTCAACGCCCATCAGTAAACTATATGCCTGGATCAGGGAGATCACTAGTAATGTGTGGAACAACTCCAACAACAGATAGAATTGATTTAGTATTTATACCAACAGCAGGGGCAACTTCTGATTTTGGAGACGCAATAGTTGCTACAAGAGCGATATCCGGTGCGTCTTCTAAAACTAGTGCTATGTATGCAGGTGGAAGCACTCCAACTCTTGTAGGCACAATTGCACAAACTTTATTTTCTAGTTCTGGAAATTCTTCTGATTTTGGTGACCTTACTGTATCAAGACAAGATGGTGCAACAAGTCAATGTGGATCAGCTACAAGAGGTTTATTTATAAATGGAATTACACCATCTGCAGTAAATACAATTGATTATATTACTTTAGCGACAGCAGGTGATGCTACAGATTTTGGAGATTCAACTGATACTAGATATGCGGGAGCAGCATTAAGTTCACCAACAAGAGGTATTTATGCTGGAGGTGCAGCACCAAGTCCGGGTGTAATAGATTATACAACAATCGCATCAACGGGTAATGCTATAGATTTTGGAGATACAACTGCTGTAAAAGGTTATGCTGCTGGAGCGGCTAGTGACACAAGAGGTCTTGTTATGGGTGGTGCATCACCATCAATTGTTGCAACCATAGATTACATAACTATTGCTTCAACAGGTAATGCTCAAGATTTTGGAGATTTATCAGTTGCAAGATCAGGTTCTTCTGGAACAAGTAATAATATTAGAGGTATGGCTTATGTGGGTAGAACACCATCAATAACTGCATCAATTGATTTTGTTACAATTGCAAGTTTAGGAAATGGTACAGATTATGGTGATTTAGGTTTAGCTCGTGAATGGCCTGCAACAGGATCCGATTCACATGGGGGTTTACAAAGTTCTTAGAATAATGTAGTATCCTACAAAATGAAAGAAGAATTATTACAGTTGTTTCCAACACCTTTATTAATTGTGCCGTACGAACAATCGATTGATGAAGAGTTAGCATATTTAAAAACTATTAGTTATCGTGAACAACAAGCTAATAATAACTACAGATCAGATGATTCATACTTATTACGTAATGAAGAATTTAAAAATATAAAAACTTTTTTAAAAGAAGCTGTAGATAATTTTACTAAAAACGTTTTTAACTCAAAACAAAGATTAGTAATTACTCAGTGTTGGGCTAATAGAAATCCAAAAGGCTCAAGGCATCATGAACATGTGCATCCAAATAGTATTGTATCTGGTGTAATGTATTTTCAAATAAATGAAAAATCACCACCAATACAGTTTTCAAAATCAACTCAAGATGGCATGAAATTAGACCCTATAAAATTTACTCATATAAATTCAGAATCTTTTATGCTACCATGTAAACCAGGTGAATTAATATTATTTCCATCTTCATTGAAACATAGCGTACCAATTAACATGAGTGAAGAAGATAGAATAAGTATATCGTTTAATACTTTTTGTATCGATACTCTTGGGTCCGAAAAATCACTAACTCATTTAGACATAAGGAGGTTAATGAATGAGCACAATTAAAAGTTATATATACGTAAAAAATCACATACCCAAAGAAGTATGTGAAGAGCTGATAAATGAATGTAACAAAAACGGCATATGGAAAAAACATACTTGGAATAATTATGCATCTGGTGAAAATTCATCAGAACCTACAAAAGAATTAGATGTAATGAGTTGTACTAAAGAACAACAAGCAAAGATTACACCATACTTAGTTAAAGCATTAAATGATTATCAAGAAAAGAATAGTAAACCTGGAGAAAAAACACACCCAGGATGGTTAACAAAATTTAGCCCAATAAGATTTAATAGATATAATGTTGGTACTATGATGAGAGAACACTATGATCATATACACAGCATATTTGATGGCAATATGAAAGGAGTACCTTTAGTATCCATTGTAGCTAATCTAAATGAAGACTATGAGGGCTCTGAATTCTATTGCAGAGGAGAGAAAATTGAGTTAAAAACGGGTGATATACTATTGTTTCCGTCTAATTTCATGTACCCACATGAGGTAAGGGAGACAACTAAAGGCACACGTTACTCATTTGTAAGCTGGGCCTTTTAATATTATGAGGTTATATGCTACAAAAATTAGGTTTTTTACCAGGATTCAATAAACAAGTTACATCAACAGGTGCTGAGTCTCAATGGACAGGCGGTGAGAATGTACGTTTTAGATATGGTACACCTGAAAAAATAGGTGGTTGGAATCAATTAGGTGAATCAAAACTTACAGGTGTTGCAAGAGGTTTGCATCATTTTGTAAACAAAGCATCTACTAAATATGCAGCTATTGGTACAAACAGGATTTTATATGTATACTCTGGAGGAGTGTACTATGATATACACCCACTAGTTAATCCATCAGGTACAGCTATTACTAGTGCATTTAGCACAACTAATAATGACCCAGCTGTAACAATTACTTTTGGTGGAGCACATAATTTTACAGCCGGAGATATAATATTATTTGGGGACACAAGTACTTTTAGTGCTATTACTAATTCTAATTTTGGTGCTTCAGATTTTTGTGATAAAAAATTTATGGTAACTAGTGTACCGACTACATCAACTATTACTATCACCATGCCAAGTGTTGAAACAGGAAGTGGTGCTACTACTTCTGGCGGCATAACTTATTATCAATACTACCATGTAGGGCCCGCTGAACAAATAGGAGCTTATGGTTGGGGTATATCTTTATTTGGTGGAAATATTTTAGGATCATTAACTACTACTTTAAATGGAGCTTTATTAAATGATACCGCTGGTACAGGTGGATCAGGAACAAGTATTACATTAACGAGCACAACTGGTTTTCCAACATCAGGAACTAATTATATTCAAGTAGACAATGAAGAAATTTCATACACAGGTGTATCAGGAAATGATTTAACTGGTATTACTAGAGGAGCAAGAGGTTCAAGTAAAGCCGCCCACTCTAATGGTGCAACAGTAACTAATACATCTAGTTGGACTGGATGGGGATCAGCTGCAGCTAACACTGACTCAGTAACAGATCCTGGTCTATGGTCCTTGGACAACTTAGGATCAACTCTTATAGCATTGATACATAATGGAGAATGTTTTGAATGGGATGCTGATGCAACAAATGCAACAGCAACACGAGCTACAATTATATCAGGAGCGCCAACAGCGTCACGTGATATGATAGTATCTACTCCCGATCGTCACTTAGTATTCTTTGGAACCGAAACAACTATCGGTGATAAAACAACTCAAGATGACATGTTTATTAGATTCTCTTCTCAAGAAGACATTACAGACTATACAGTTGAAGCTGAGAATAGTGCTGGTTCACAAAGACTGGCTGCCGGATCACGGATCATGGGTTCAAAGCTGGGTAGAAATGCACTTTACATTTGGACTGATACATCGCTATTTACCATGCGTTTTGTTGGTGGGGACTTTGTTTTTGCTTTTGAACAAGTTGGAACTAACTGTGGATTGATTGGAATGAATGCAGCGGTTGAAGTGGATGGTGCTGCGTACTGGATGTCTGATAATGGTTTCTTTAGATACACCGGTAAACTAGAATCTATGGACTGTTTAGTTGAAGATTATGTTTATGATGATCTTAACACAACATCTAATCAATTAGTTTATTGTGGTATTAATAACTTGTTTGGTGAGATAACTTGGTTCTATCCAACGTCTACATCTAATGTAGTTGATAGAGCAGTTACATATAGTTATTTAGATTCAACAGCTAAACGACCTATATGGTTTACAAATGCAAGTAGTTTGTATCCAAGAACAACATGGGAAGATTCAGCTGTATTTGGTTTACCACATGGAACTCAATATAATGCCGGTGTAGACACATCGTTTGATGTAACAGGAAATACTGATGGTACAACAATTTATTTTGAACATGAAACAGGAGTTAATCAACAATTAGCAGCAGCTACAGCTACAGCTATTCCAGCTAATATTACATCTGGTGATTATGATATCACGCAAAAAGTTGTAAGAGGATCAGCAACTAATATGGCTGACCTTAGAGGTGATGGTGAAAACATTATGAGAGTTAGTAGAATTATACCAGATTTTATATCACAACAAGGAAGCGCTATTATACAATTAGATTTAAGAAACTATCCTAATAACACAGCAGCCAGCTCATCATTAGGTCCGTTTACAGTAACAACTTCTACAGACAAAGTAGACACACGTGCAAGAGCCAGAGCAATTGCATTAACCATATCAAACACAGCAGTGGATACTACTTGGAAGTTAGGGACTTTTAGGTTAGATATACAATCTGGAGGAAGAAGATAATGGATCAAATATTTCAACTAGCTTTACAATATGGAAATGGTAAACTTACTGACGCAGGTATAGCTTGGGCTATGGAAAAATTAGGCTTAGATCAACAAACACAAAAACCTAAGTATACATTTGGAATGCCTTTTACTAATAACGAAGTTAGTATTAATCCAATGAGAATGATAGCTAATCGAGGTATTAAATCTTTAATGGGTGGTAGCAGTATGGGAATGGCGTTGCCCTTAATAGCTGGAGGTTTAGGTTTAGCTTATTTAAGAAACCCATTAAGACCTGGTTCAATGAATTATAATCCTGAGCTTAAAGGACAAATGGATTATTTAATTGCAAACAATATGATAGGACCAAATGCGAGTAGTGGTTTAACTCAATATGGACCTGGCTCTGTATTAAGTGGTCAGAACGTCGTGTCCATGTTTGGGACTAATGATTACGGAAAACAATTACAAAAACATAGAGATAAATACGGAAAAACAATGTCTAAAGAGAGATTAGAAAAATTAGACAAAGAAATACAAGATCAAATTACTCATGATTTTGATGAAACAGATAAATTTATTAACACACAATTACAAGCAGATGCATTTAAAGCACTACAAAATATAAATGCTGGTAATAACGGTAATAATACTTCTACTAATACTGGTAAGAGTACTAGTAAGAGTACTGGTAAAACAAGTGGCTATCAAGGAGCTAGGGATAGTCATCATTACAGAAGAGGAGGCATCGCAAGTTTATAATGGCTAAGATAGTACAAACATTAACTAGAGCAAGCGCAGAGTATGAAGAAGATGTAGCACAGTCTTTGGTTAGAGATTTAGATGCAGTATTAGAGAAATTAAATACATCATTTCAACAAGAGTTAAAACAGGAGATAGAAGCTAGAAGTTTCTTT